GACTTGCTGACAATAACTACAAAATAGCCAACAAGCTCATCGTTTTTTCTCGCTGTGTAAACTCTCAGCGCGTTTATATTGTCGAGACGTGCGTAACCTTCCCAGTCAGGGTTTAACTTGATAATGTCTTTGTTTAGGGCAATCTCGTCGTAGTGCTGTTTAAGTAGCGGCTCAATCTCACGCCTGACCTTTGCTAAGTTTTCTAGTGCGAATTTCATCTGCGAACCTCAATCAAGCTGTACGTTATCTAGTTCTTCACGATTGCCAAAGTTTCCATTGCCACTGCCGCTACTACTAACGTAGCTACGCCCCCACGCAATCTCTTTCTCAGCCATCTCAGCGACAAACTCAAGCCCCTTATCGTTGGGGTAGTCAATCTTTTGATCTTCGGCTGTGTAGCGTCTAATGCGTGTGCGCTCAAACTCAATAAGACGGTTCTCAACATTAACCTGAATGGTCGCTGTCTCTGATGAGTCATTGATAACCATTGTGTCCATAAAGCCACTGAACACGGTTACGGGGTTCGTTATGACTCCATTAGACGCATCCATAGCCCCTAGCTTTACAGTCAGCTCACGGCCTTGGTAATCCTCATCACGCGCTTTAGCCAATAGCGGATCAGTTATACCTGATAGCGTGACAGTAATGCCGTTGGCCTGTAGCTCCGATGACTCAGCAATCTCGCCAATGTTTAGCAGAGTGCCTGCGCCTACATAGTCAACACTGCTGACGGTCAGCGTGCCAATGCCATTCCAGAGGTTTAGGTCGCCAGAATCGAAAGCGCAAGTAACCAAAACGATAGGGCGGACAACATCGGCCTCGACAGCCGATTGCATAGCACTGGATAAATTCCTACTCATATTGCCTCAACACACGCGAAGGTGAATCCGTAGAAGCTGGCTTGGTCAATGTTCCATGCAATCTCGTTAGTAGCCAGCCGCCAAGTTCCTTTGGGCAAAGTAAAGTCTAAAGCCGCACCCGATGCCGCAACCCTTAAAGGAGGCATGATATCAATAGACGAGGCGCTGTTGACCTCAGTAATAATGTGCAATGCCGTGCCAAGCTGGAAGTAATCACCAGCAACCGCACCAGTAAACGAACCTGTCAAAGTAGTAGCGTTCACAGCGCCTGTGCCTGTCCCGACAGCCGTTGTATTGTGCAAAGGGTTGCCAAGGGTAAAGGTGTTAGCCTGACCCCTTAGAGAGGCAAAGAAAGCCTCTACCTGCTTAGCATCACTGCGCTTGAGTGGTGGCAATGTTACTTCTGCTTCCCACCTAACACCCTGATGCTGATATACCTGTTGGTCATAGGTAAAAGGTGACTGACTGACAGCCGTTGCAGAGCGCAACCGCATAGTCATCGAGGTAAACCCTACATTTGGAAACGCCGCCATTATGCACCCACCATTGCCTTACTGAAGCCGCCGCCTCTCATTCTAGCATCTGCGACCGCTGACTTAGCCGCGTTACTAATCTGAGGCAGTAGGTTAGCAATCTCAGCACGTACAGTTTGCTGTACGCCTGTCGTAACGTTGATGTTCTGCACAACGGTTACGCCGCCACCGCCTAACGCGTTGTTAGGGACTACCGTGCCGTTACCTGCTGGCACCATAAGCTCAGGGCCGCGCTCACCTACGAGATACGGTGTGCCGCCTGAAACGGGGCCGCCAGTCGCCCGCGTTTTGAGATTATCCATGAAGCCTTTGCCGAAACTACCCCCATCAAAGAATGATCCTATACCGCCACTCAGCGCCCTAAATAAAGGCTCGGTTAGGTAGTATTGCACCAGCATTTTTATAAGTGAATCGACGACGCTCTTCGCTAAGTTTCTAATTGACTCACCAAACGACTTAGCGCCCGTAACACCATCAACAAATGCCTGCGTAAAGTTATTCATGGTTTGCAAGGCGAAGCTGTCAACCATCTGTTTTAGGTCGGGTAGCTTCTCATTGACCAGCTCATCAAGTGAGTTGCCAAACATTTTGACGCCATTTATAAATGGCATATACCAAGGCTTCTGAGCAGTGACAGTAACCTCTTCCATTGCGTTTTTAACTGAGTTAGTCTTTTCATTAACACCCGCAATTAGGCGGTCAAACTCAGCCAGCCACTCAGAATAGTCAGGTGCTTCAGGTCTTACGGGACGCTGTAGTCTTGCCATCACAGCTTCGTTTTCTGCAACAAGGCGAAGCAACTCAGCTTTTGCTTCTTCGACCGTAGGAAGCCCCAACGCGTTAAGCGTTGCGACTGCTCGATTTGCTCTCTTCTCACCAAGCTTGTCTATAGCTTTGAGAGAGTTATTGATAGCTATTATTTTTTCTTTTATTTGACGCTCTGATTCATCTAGCCCATCAAGACCAAAGATTCGGCGGAAGTCAAAAATTGCGACATTTAGGTCAAACAAAAGATTATTAAACGCAGTGTGTACCTGAGCTATGCCAACAATCATTGAGCGGACAGCAGACAGGAACTTATCGACTATCGCTTTTGCAAAGCCCTCAACGCCGTCAGTGCCTGCCAATGCCTCTAGCTTAACATTCTTCAGATAAGTAAATAATGCTTCTAAGGCAGGTGCCACTGCGCCTGTAATTTGTAGAACAGTTCCACGAAACAATCCTTGCAGTCGCGTAAACGCGTTGTTTGCGTCTTCTACGCCCTGTGCCGTATCTTCTGAGAGAACTAGGCCGAGCTGTTCTGCCTCTTTGAAGACGGCATCCATTTCGTCTCCAGTCTGCTTAAGCATATTAATGACAGCAGTACCTTCTGAATCAAACAGCTTAAAGGCGACTGCTAACTTCTGCTCTTCGGTTTTTAGCTCTTTAAATGCTCTCGCGAGCTGTTGCATTCGCTCATCTAGTGGCAACTGCTGTATTTCTTGAGCGTTTATTTTTAGTTGTCTAAACGCTGAGACTGCCTCGCCTGTTCCTCTCGTTGCTTCAGCAGTGCGGCGCACAAATCGTTGCATCGCCATATTGAGCGTATTAGTTTCAACACCAGCAAGCTCACCAGCATATTGGAGTTTCGACAACGCCTCTGTGGTGGTGCCTATCCTGCTCGCCGTTTTAGCAAGCGCATCAATAGACTTTAGGGAGTTAGCGATAAGTAAGCCGAGACCGCCAGCACCTACAGCACTGACTAAGGCTGTTTTAAAGTTGAAAAAAACCTTAGAGAGTTTGCCGAAGGCGGCTTGTATACCGCGCAAGGCTTTCTGCGTTTGGTCGAACGCCTTAATTACAATGCTTACGGTTTCAGTCGCCATCTTTAGACTCGCTCATTATCTTGAAGTACGCGAGCCATTCATGAAACTCATTAACCGAAATCTGCTCGACTTCTTCGATAGTCTTATGTAACCGATCAGCCAAGGCAATTAAGTTCATCCGAGACTGATCGGCCTTTAGTTTTTTTCGACGTCCTCAAATGGGTCGATAGTGCTAAACATCTCGTTAGCAATACCAGACACAATGGTCGTCTCTTCCCCCATTAAGTCAATCTTGTCTTCAGCAGAGGTAAACAGCTTTTCGCCATCCTTGCTCTCTGCCTTCATAACAATCAGATCGACCATCGCGGCAATGCTCGGGTTCTGCATAACCTGCGGGTGCTTCTTCTGAAGCTCGTTAAGGTCGTAGCAAGTTAGTGGGCGACAATAGAGAACAAACGCTCCCTGATCGTCGGCCCACTCCGCAACCTCTATCCTACGGCGTGACTGCTTACGTCGCGCACGTAATTCCTTGGCGAGTCCCATTAGTTAGACGACTCAGTGATTGCGCCTGATACCTGCACCGAGAACGACGCCTCAACAAGACCGTCATAAGACGCAGAGATAGTCTTGGCAGTTACGATGCCAGAGCCTGCGTAATACTTCTCGCCAGCGCCTGTGCCAGTAGGATGAATCTCCCAATCAATCTCAGCACTCGTGTCAGCAACTAACTGCTGTGCGTCTGCGTCGTCCCAAAGCGCGTCAATAGTCAACGTCGCATCTTTGAGGCTGGGCAGATAGGTTTTGACTGTATCGCCCATAACCGTATCTTCGATAGTGTCTGCCACCTCGTCGATAGAATAAGAACGAACCTCGCCAACTGCTGTGACTGATCCACCAGAAGCGGCGATTTTTACTGAACCGCTTGAGCCTTTATGTGTAGCCATGAAATTTCTCCCTTACGCGTCACCGCGTGTGTATTGATAAAGAATCTGAACGGTGACAATGACGCCGCCAATAGGGTCTATTGTACCATCATCCACCTCAACGCTAATAACTTGCGTATCAATAGCGTGACCGCCACGCGTTCTATCCTCGTCGAGCTTTTCGTCGATAGCCTCTGCAATCTGATTGCGGGCTGTGTCGATATTCTTGTGCTTTACGAAACAGACTAGCTCATAGTC